CGCATAGTCAGATATCACTGTCTGGGTGAATCGAGAATGGCGTCCATTTTACCGCCGCAGGCCGCGTGGTTACAGGTGTGTGGAGATGCGAGCTGAGTTTTAAGTCACGGAGTCAGGTTGAAAGTTATAGTTTCGTTCATACCATTTTTGGTAGGGGCTGGGCTAGGGTACTTTCTCAATGAATTTCTATCGCCAAACGCTGCGCTTGCCATCTTGACTGTATCAGGCGTGCTAGCTGGTTTTGTTGTTACAATGATGCTCTTTACCGGGAAAGTAGATGGTGCCCAATCATTAAATCTTGAGCAAGCAGTCGATTATAGAAGGAAGGTTGTTTATCTGCTTTGGTCTCAGATTACATCTTTAGGATGCTATCTGCTGACAATAGTGGCTTCTATTCTTTGGCTGGCATTTAAAGAAATTGAGAGTCTTAGTAGTGGGCTTCCTTTTATTTCAGCAGTGATGATTGGTTTTGTCTCGGTATCATTGGCACGAACTTTTCTCTTACCGTATCAAATATTTGAATTGCATAATTTCAGTCTCAACTCTTTGGTTGAAAAGAAGAAAAGCGAGGAGTCGTATAAAGTTAAAAAAATCAGAGAAGATTTGCTGAAATAGCCTCCAACCCGCGTTAAACCACATCTCCTGATCATGCCGCCATCATGGCGGCATGACTACTTCAAACCCCACACAGATTGCAGCACTCTCAAGCCACGCCGGCGCGGTTCATGTCGCAGCCTGTGCGCTGCGAGTTGCCCTGACCGATGATCTCACCCGACTGATTCCGGCTGGGCGCTTTGAGGCACCCAGGGGGGCACTGTCTGGTGCAGGGCCTTGGTTCCTTTCCGAGTCCAATGCACGCGCCATTATGGCCGGAGCGTCTGCACGCAGCACCGATATTGTCATCGACTACGAACACCAGACCCTGTTGGCAGAGCAGAACGGAAAGCCCGCCCCTGCATCAGGCTGGATAGACCCACGCAGTCTTGAGTGGCGCGATGATGGTTTGTATGGGCGCGTGCGCTGGACCGCCGCTGCCAAAAAGTCCATTACGCCGGGGCCGGATGGAGAGCCCCCGGAATATCTCTACCTGTCCCCCGTTTTCCCCTATGACGCAGAGACCGGCGAAGTGCTGGACCTGCTGCATGTCGCACTGACGAACACCCCCGCCATTGATACCGCTGTAGCCACTCTGGCAGCGGCACGGATGGCGGCTGCCCGTTCCGCAACCACAACCGCTAAGCCTGAGGATACCGACGTGAAGCGAGAAGACTTGATTCAGATGCTGGGCCTTGAGCCCATTACCACCGACAAGCAGATCGAACAGGCCCTGGCTGCGCTGAAAGCCGGTGCCGCTCAGACAAACAAGCTGCGCGAAACCCTGCAGCTGGCTGATGAAGTCGATCCGGTGGCCGCTGTTGCCGCACTCAAGGCCGGTACCAAGCCGGACATGAGCCAGTACGTACCCCGCGCTGTGTTCGATGAAACCAACAAGCAGCTGGCAGCCCTGAAGGCCGGCAGCGAGACCGCCGAGCTGGACACCTTGATCGAGACCGGTCTGCAGGATGGTCGGATCGCAGGCAAAGCTACCGCCGATTGGCTGCGCACCCAGGGACTTGCAGCCTGCCGGGCGCACATGAAGGACGCCCCGGCGCTGCCGGCCTTCCAGGAGCAACAGAAGGGCCGCGTGGACACCGAAAAGGACAAGGGGCAGGGCAAGGATGGTCTTTCCGCTGAAGAGCTGGCGGTCTGCAAATCCATGGGCCTGACACCGGAAGCCTATCGCAAGGCCAACCCGGTCGAATAACCGCCGAGTAACCGTCAGGCATCGCCTGTTTTTAACGTCAAATCAGGAGCGCAGATATGACCGCTGCCACCCAGAACCGTAACACCCCGAGCCGCTTAGGTGTTTGCCGCGCCCTCGCGGTGGCTGCATCCACCATGTGCTACGCCGGCACGATCGCTGTGATGAACGCTAGCGGTTATGCCGCCCCGGCCAGTACTGCCACTGGACTGATCGCCCTGGGCGTTTTCACCCGCCAGGTGGATAACACCTCCGGCGCTGATGGTGACGAGGTCGTCGAAATCGAACGTGGTTTCTTCCGCTTCGCCAACTCTGCCGGCGCCGATGAAATCACTGCAACCGATATCGGTTCCCGTTGCTACCTGGTTGATGACCAGACCGTGGCCCTGACCGATGGCACATCCACCCGTTCAGTGGCAGGCATCATCGACGATGTCGACGACCTGGGCGTCTGGGTGCTGATCGACCCGACCAGCGGCGCGAACCTCTAAACGCGCCTTAACCGATTAACGCTACAGGAGCGATCAACATGGATCTGACATCCGCTAACCTGCAGGCCCTCTTCAAGGGCTACAACACCAACTTCCAGCAGGGCTTCAACTCGCTGGGCGAACAGGGCGCGCTGTATCAGCAGTACGCCACCGTGGTGCCGTCCACCACCGCTGTCGAAGTCTACCCCTGGCTGAAATCCCTGCCGCGCATGCGTGAGTGGCTGGGCGATCGCTTCATCCATTCGCTGGAAGGCGCCGACTTCAGCATCAAAAACCGCAAGTTCGAGCTGACCGAAGGCATCGAGCGCGACGCCATCGAAGACGACACCTATGGCCTGTATGGCCCGATCTTCGAGGAGTTCGGCCGCTCCAGCCGAGAGCATCCGAACGAGCTGGCAGTCGAGGTGCTGGAGAAGAACCCGACCTGCTTCGACGGGCAGCCGTTCTTCGATGCGGACCACCCGGTACTGGATGAAAAGGGCGAGGTCATCTCGGTCACAAATGACATGGGCGGCACTGGCCCGGCCTGGTACGTCATGGATCTGAGCCGCGCAATCAAGCCGTTGGTGTTCCAGCGCCGTCGCGACTACAGCTTCCGCGCCATCACCAATCTGAATGACAGCGAAGTGTTCATGAAGGACAAGTTCCTCTTTGGCGCCGATGCTCGTGTCAACGCCGGCGCCGGCCTCTGGATGCTGGCAGTGCGCTCCAAGCAGGACCTGACCCCGGAAAACTACAAAAAGGCCCGCGAAGCCTTGCAGGCTATGAAGGGCGATTACGGCCGCCCGCTGGCCGTGCGCCACACCCACACCATGGTGCCGAGCACGTTGGAAGGCGCTGCCCGCAAAATCCTGAAGAACCAGCTGGCCAGTGGCGGCGAAAGTAACGAATGGATGGATACCTCCCAACTGATCATGAACCCCTGGCTGGCAACTGCCGGATAAAAGCCGGTAGCGCTGCTGCCCAATGAGTTGGAGCGGGTTGTTCCTGCAGCCCGCTACCTGACAAAGCGAGAGGATATATGAAATGCCGATTCGTATTAGTTCTGCAATCAATGGTTTCCGACGTGCTGGCGTTGCTCACCCAAGTAAGCCGACCGTGTATCCAGACGGCTTTTTCTCTGACGACCAGATCAAGCAGCTCAAGGCGGAACCGCGCCTGGCGGTGGAGTTTGGTGACTTTGAAACAGCCGATCCGGCAGGTGCGGGTATTGATCAGGAAGGGGCCCTGGAGCCGGACAGCGTTTCTGACGGCGTGACTGATGGCGATCTGGATGACGCTGTTGAGCAGGATGACGCACCGCAGACCCCGGACGAGAGCAATGGTCAGGTCGATCGGGATGACGCCGTGGAGTCGGATAGCACGCCTGCTGCCGTCACCGAAGGCCATATCGATGGTGTGGTGGAGCCGGACGGTACTCAGAAATCCCTGGAAGAAATGGACGAAGAAGACGTTCGCCAGCTCGGAAAGGATCTGGGTATCCGCAGCTACCACAACATGGGACTGGACAAGCTGATCGAGAAGATCCGCGCAGAAAAGGTCCAGGTACCGGCTGAAGGCGAGGTCTGAGCATGCCTTACATCACCCTAACTGATCTGACCCAGCGCTTTGGCGAGGACGAGATCTTGTCGTTGACCGATACCGGTAGCGGTGAGATTGGCACCGAGCTGATTGATCGTTCGATCGAAGACGCCTGCGGTGAGATCAATGGCTACGTTGCAGCAGGTGGTTACGCCGTGCCGCTGACACCGGTGCCCAGCATTATCAAGGCATATGCCTGCGATATCGCCCGCTACCGGCTGTACGACGAATCCGCCCTGGAGCAAGTTAGCAAGCGTTACGACGATGCGATTAAGTTCCTGCGTGCGGTAGCCAAGGGTGATGTATTGCTGGGCATCAGTACCACCAGCCCCGGTACAGCTGAGACCGCCGGCAGCGTGCAGTTCACTACTGCTGATCGGGTAATGCCCGGAGGAGGGTTCTAATGCTGACGCTCACCGATGACTATCTGGCCGCCGAACCCCACTTGATTGAGCTGCTGGAACAGGTGGAAGGCATCCGCAAGGCCTACAGCAGCACCGATCTTGCCGAGATGAAAGAGCGCAGTCAGGTCACCCCGGCGGTGCATGTGATCTACCGGGGCGATCGGATACCACTGCAGGCCCAGGGCGGAGCCGTTGGCCACGTTACCCAAACCTGGGCAGTGGTGCTGGCCATCAACCTACGCCAAAAGGAGCGGGCCGGGGTACTGCTGGCCCGCTTGGTCAAAACCCTATCAGGCGTTGTGACGCCGTTAGGACCCCTCAACCGAGTTAACGCGCCACAGCCCAGCTTTCGGCCCGGCTTTGGCTACTACCCACTGGCATTTGAAATCAAATTCCGAACCCAAGGAGCACGATAATGAGCGGACTCTTGCTTGCCGGCGATGTTTACATTGATCGCTATTCCGACACCGGCGTATCCACTGGCCTGATTGGGCCGATTAACGTCACCAAATTGGCCCTGAACAGTCCATCTACAAAGGTCCAGCGTCCATCGAAGCGTAAGGATACTTACGGTCAGACGCTGGACTCGGTGACGCTGCCGCAGCCGACGACCCTTTCCATGGTGTTCGATGACCAGCCCGCTGATCTGCTGGCAATGGCCATGTTGGGTGATATCGAGGCAATCAATCAAGGCGGTGGCGATGTGACGCTGTCAGATATTTCCCTGCCGGCCGGTAACAAGTGGCTGAAACTGCCCCACGGCAATCTCGCTGAGGCAGGGCTGGAGCTGTATGAAAGCGATGGCACCACCCTGATATCGCCTGCTGCCTACGAGGTTAACTATGCCTTGGGGATGATCCGCACCACACCAGGCGGTGCGAAAGAGTCTGACACCGCATCAGCGGCAAAGATCTCGTACACCTACAACGCCATCACCGGCACCCGCATCAATGCCGGCACCCGTTCCAAGATCGATATGCGGATCTTTCTGGATGGCAAAAACCTGGCTACGGGCAAGCCCTGCAAGCTGGAAGTGCCAAAGGGTTCGGTTGCTCCGACCGAAGCTGTGGATCTGTTCTCCAGCGAGTTCGTCAGCACCACGCTGGAAGGCGATGTGATCCTGCTGGATGGTGAAAAGGCGCCTTACTACTTCGACGAAGAAGACGCCTGAACCTGACCTGATCCACCCGGAGGGCACCCGCCCTCCGTTGCCGTTTAACCTCCATTAATCCACGCCGGGTGCCGCCATGAGTGCCAAAGACCTTGCCCTTAACCTCCTCATCAAAGCCAAGGACACGGCCAGTGGTGTCGTGCGTAGTTTCAGAAAGGAGGTAAAGGACTCCGGCGCGGCCGCTGAAGAGTTGGATCGCGAGCTTGATGATGTGGATGCTGGCATCAAGTCTGCGGGTAGTAGTTTCAATAAGACAGGTGAGCAGGTCGGTCAATTTGGTGAGGAGGTTGACCGTGCCCAGCGTGACACTCGAAAACTCCGGGATGAAGTCAATGACATCCCAAGTGCTGCACGCAATGCCGAAAAAGGTATCGGCGGCCTGACCCGCAAGCTGGTTGCCTTGGGTAGTACATATCTTGGCATAACGGCGATCAAAAACGCCATCATTGGCCTGATCAACACCGGCAGCCGTTTTGAGGATATGTCGGTTCAGATCAATACCCTGATGGGATCTATCGAAGAGGGTGAAAAGGCCACCGCCTGGATCAAAGACTTCGCGACCAAAACCCCCGCCGATATCGAAGGGATCACCCAGGGCTTCATCAAGCTAAAAGCCTTCGGCATCGACCCGATGAACGGCAGCTATCAGGCAATCATCGATCAGACCGCAAAGCTAGGCTTCAGCCAGGAGAAGATGGAAGGGGTGATCCTCGCTCTGGGCCAAGCCTGGACCAAACAGAAGCTGCAGGGTGAAGAGGCACTGCAGCTGATCGAACGCGGGGTGCCAGTGTGGGATCTGCTCTCTGAAGCCACCGGTCGCACTGCCGTCGAGCTGCAGAACATGGCCAGCAAGGGCCAGTTGGGCCGTAAGGAAATCGAGCTGCTGATGAAGGCCATGGGGGAAAACTCCAAAGGCGCAGCTGATGAGGCCATGAAGACTTGGACCGGCCTGGTCAGCAACCTCAAGGATATGTGGCTCAACTTCGTCAATGACATAAACGAAGCTGGCGTACTTGACTACATGAAGCAGCAGTTGAAGGAGCTGCTGGATCAAGTGAATGCGATGGCTAAAGATGGGAGGCTTAAACAGTATGCCGAATCTATAGCCAGTAGCATCATTACTATTGCCAGTAGCTTGAAACAGTTCATGGCAAGCGTCGTTGGTGATTTTGAAGGCAGTATCCGTGCAACTGGGGCAATGATCGGTGCTCTCAAGATTGCAATAAATGGTTTTACTGCCGGCGTTAAAGTCATTGGCATGGGCGTATCTGCCTTTTTCAGCACCACGCTTGAAACTGCTGCGAAAGCCATGGATCTGGTACCTGGGTTCAGTGAAACTGCTGAAAAGCTCCGTCGTGAAGCAAAAGCGATGGAAGCGGTCAGTCATGAGTTTAAGGAGGCTCTCAAGGAAGACTCAAACGATATCCGTGATGCTTGGAAGCTGCTTAACGGCGAGGCGTTTGATACAGCGAAGTCTGAGCTGGAAGGCCTACAGCAGGAATCCATCAAGGTGGGTGAGGCTGCTCAGGAAAGTGGGGAGAAAGCCGAAGCCGCCGGTAAAGCTATTGCTGAAGGTGCAGGTGCTGGCGAAGAAGCGACCAGAGAACTGAACCGTAGTCTTGAAGCATTAGGGGTGGATATCACCAAAATCGAAACCGGATTCTCTGAGGCTGGTCGTACCGCCCTGGATGAGTTTGCTGCCATCCAGGAAGAAATAAAGCGTACAGGTGCAGCTGCAGAGCAAGCCGCCGAGCTAACCAAAGCATCCTTCACAAAGGCCCTGGATCAAATCAGCACCACCAAAGGTCTGGACGAACTGAAGGCCAAACTGCTCAGTGCCGCCAAGGAAGGCCGCCTTGGCTGGGGTGACTACCAAAAAGCCCTGGAAGCCATTGAGGCCAAATACGCTGACCTTGAAAAGGCCGCTGAATCCAGCATCTTCGGCCAAACAAAACAGCTGCAGGCCCTCAAAGCACAAGCCGAGTCTGCCGGTCAGGCGATCGCAGGCAAAACCGGCGCCACGTCTGAAAACACAAAAGCCAACAAAGACAACACTGCAAGCACCGACGATCAGACCAAGTCTGTCGAGAAGTATACGCACGCCCTGACCATGGCAGGCAAAACTCAGCAGGAGTTTGCCGAGATGGGCAGTCAAATGGCCGCCGAGTACGACCGGATCTGGCAAGAGATCGAAAGCGCGTACAAAGGTAAGGAAATCACTTCCACCATGCAGTACCTCCGCGAAATGGAGCGTGCAGAAGCGGCTATGAACAAGATGGCCACCGAGTCCATCAACCGCTGGAGGCAGCAAGAAACCGCAATCAGCAATGTGGAGCAGGCGTTGGAGCGCGGTGTAAGAGTGTCAGAACAGATGCTCAACGGTCTGGATTTAGTCGATCAGCAGCGCCTTGAGGGTGTTCGCAGTGCCATCCGTAACATGAACGCTGAGGCCCAGCAGGTGGCGGATACCCTGAAAGGTACCGTGGCCAGCCTCCAGCAGCAG